TCTACATCAACGGTGTTTTGATTGCAACAGTTACTGATTCAACAAACTACAACACAGGCACGTTGTATTTGGCGTCGCAAGCCGGAGCAAGCTTTTTGCCCGGATACATTTCTGATTTCCGTATCATCAAAGGTCAAGCACTCTACACCGGCGGATTCGCTCCACCCGTAGCACCAGTACAAGCTGTTCAAAACACAGTCTTGCTGCTCAACATGGACAAAGCTGGTGCAACCGATAGCAGCCGTACAGCCGACTTTGAAACAGTTGGTGACACAAAGATTGCCTATGAGACACCATACGCTGGGTCTTACTACAGTAATTATTTTGATGGTACTGGTGATTATTTAACAACACCCTCAAGTTCTGCTTTGTCATTTGGCACAAGTAATTTCACAATTGAATTCTGGGCTTATGGAACTGCTGCACAAGGTTCAACAACGCATTTCTTAGGCAACAATTTAACTTATGGTGCAAATGCTTGGGAAATTCAATGGAGTAACGGTGCACCTTCAATTCTAAATAAATTGCAATTGTGGGCGTACAATTTAAATAGTAGTGGTGTGTTTATGCAAGGAACAACAACGCTTGTTCCCAATCAGTGGTATCACATTGCATTAGTTCGTAATGGGACTGCGTTTACCTTATATTTAAACGGAGTGTCTGAGGCAACAGGAACAAGTTCTGCTTCGTTGGACACCAACAGTACTAACATTATTGGTGTTGCAGCACGACAAGGTGCTGAGGCTTTTACTGGTTATATCTCTAATGTTCGTGCAATTAAAGGCACAGCCCTTTATACATCTGCCTTTACACCCCCCACCGCACCATTAACCGCTGTCAGTGGTACATCGCTTTTAACTTGTCAATCTAAATCGTTTGTGGATAACAGCACAAACGCGTTCACTATTACAAGGAATGGCGACACTGCGGTCAAATCGTTTAACCCATTCCAGAAGAACACGTACAGCAGTATGTATTTTGACGGTACGGGTGACTACATCATCGCGCCTTTAAGTACAAAAAATGCTTTTGGCACGGGTAACTTTACGGCTGAAATGTGGCTGTACCCAACAGCGTTTGCCAACTATAAATCTTTGTGGGGGTGCAGTTCTGGAGCCGCATCATCTACAGGATTCCACACAGGTTTGAATGCAAGCGGCAACGTGTTTATTTACAGCGCAAGTGCATTTAAAGTTACAACAACAAATGCAATGAATTTAAATGCATGGAACCATGTAGCATTTGTTCGTAACGGCACAGCACTTAATATTTATATTAACGGCGTTCTCGGCGGCACTTGGACACTTACTACACAAACGTTTACGGACGGTTATTGCTGGTTTGGCGCAGCCCCCGGTTATGCAAGTGAATATTACACTGGGTATTTGGCTGATTGGCGTATTACTAACAGCCAAGCTCGTTACACCGCAACGTTCACACCGCCAACAGCACCACTGCCTACTTCCTAAAGGTACAGCATGACAACGCAAATCATTCAGCCAAACGTAGATGCTACATTTCTAGCCACGCTGGCAACGCTGACAGGCAATCAAACGCTGACCAGCAAAACGCTCAAGGGGCCGTTCGAGTTTGTAACGGTATCCCCATCCGCGCCTGCGGCAACGCTTCAGTACGATGTACTCACGCAAGGTATCCTGTACTACACCGGCAACGCAACGACAAACTTTACGTGGAACGTGCGAGGCAACAGTGGCACAACGCTGGACTCTTTGCTGCAAACCGGCCAGTCTGTCACAGCGATTCTGATCGTTACCAACAGCACCACGGCTTACTACCCCACAGCGTTTACTGTGGACACGGTAACTGTTACGCCTAAATATCCCGGTGGTTCGCCCATCACAGGCGGTAGCGCCAGTGCTTTGGATATCTACACTTTGACTTTAATTAAGACAGCCGCTGCCACGTACACCGCTCTTGTGTCTCAGATCAAATACGCTTAAAGGTAAATCATGCTGTCCGTCAAAAGTTCACTCGGCGGGTTTACTTCACCTTACGTCTATGCAATCCCTGCTGATACTGTTATTTTTTACAATGGCACTTATTCTGCTGCGGTAGACGGCTGGGATATTTACACAGACGCGGCCAACAAATTTATTGTAGGCACGGCAACTCAAGCAGAAATTGCCACCACAGCAGCTGCCAGTGGAAGCTCAACAGCCACAGCCACAAGTTTATCTACCGCAGGATCACACTACGGCCCTGACATTCTTGTTGCTGGCGGATATGGAGCTTCACCGACAAGCTCAAGAAGGTCTTCTGGTGAGCATACGCACTCTATTACGGCCAACGGTACAGCGAGTACCGAGCTAAAACCAGTTGGAACTACCATAACTATGCTTCGTACAGCCACGGAGCAAAGGTTCTTTCCAGCCAATACCATCCACATTAATGGTACAAACTTGGTCAGTGGGACTCAAAAACTGGCGGCTACATCTAACCGTTATATCGCGGGTGGCAGCGCGGTGGCAGACACCGCAGCAACTAGTCACACCATGACGCTTACAGCGGCTTTGTATTCTTCTGGGTCACACTCACATAGCCTTAGCCCATACAACGAATACACGTCTACGCAGACATCCAGTTTGCAATCCAACGGTACTTCGTATCCGCCGTCTAGCCATACACATGTTGTCACTGCAACGGCAACCATTAACGCGCTAAAAGGCAAGCTTCTTAAACTGTGGATCGCAGCATCGCGGCAGTTACCAAAAAGCGCTACTGTGGTTATGTACTGCGGAAACTTGTCCTTACTGCCACCGTACTGGAAAGTTTGTAACGGCGCTAATGGCACGATTGACATGCAAGGGTATTTCCTTGGGTACGCTACATCTTCAGCCACTGCACACGGAACAGTAACCAGTGAGACAAATACGTATACGACGACTGGGCCAACTGCAGCATCTGATAACTACGCACACGCACACTATTCGGGTGGCAGCAGTTATTACACTCAGATGTATGTAAACCACAGTTCTGGAACTTTTTCACATACACACGCTGTTGCTGGCGGATCAGTCACTTCAGACGCTGTACCTGCAAACATTAAACTTGCATTTATCCAATTGGTCATTTAAAGGCACTTATCATGGCACATACTTACATTACTGTTGATTTTTACAACAACGCAGTAAGCTGCAGAATCAATAGTGTTGATCGTGTTTTTTCTTCCACCAACGCATTTATGTATGGTGCGGGTTTTCCCTATGCTGAAAATGTTCGTGTTCTTGCATACGAGCCGGACCGAAATATTTATGTAGTTGAGTACACCAATGGGCAAGTAAAGTCTGGGGCCGACCTGCATGAAATGGTGTGGATTGCTGAAAATTTAAGCAAAATTGAAGCAGCGGCTATCCAAGATGAAGCCGAGCATCCTGCGCATCGGGAACTGACATTAGTAGAAACCCGTAATATCAAGTTGGCTATGACTGACTGGGTGCTGATCCGTAAAAATGAAGAAGACCTTATGGGTATCCCCAACACAATGTCAGCGGAGAAGTTTGCGGTTGTACTTGCATATCGCCAAGCCTTGCGCGACATAACTAAAACGTATTCTGATATAAAGACAGTGGTGTGGCCAACCGACCCACTTTCTTAAAGGATACATATGAAAATTGCCGTATACGCCATCAGTAAAAACGAAGAACAATTTGTAGCACGCTTCTGTGAATCTGCCAGAGATGCTGACCTTATTCTTATTGCTGATACAGGTTCTACAGATAACACCGCTGGTCTTGCCCGCTCTTTGGGTGCTACGGTGTATGACATATCCGTTAGACCTTGGCGTTTCGACAAGGCGCGTGACACTGCCCTTAACCTGATTCCCGGAGACTATGATGTCTGCATCTCGCTCGACTTGGACGAAGTCTTGGAGCCCGGCTGGCGTGAAGAGATTGAACGTGTTTGGACAGATAACACAACCCGTCTACGCTATAAATTCGACTGGGGTTGTGGAATTAGTTTTTTCTACGAAAAGATTCATCACCGCACCGGTTATCACTGGCACCACCCAGTTCATGAGTACCCCCGAGCTGACAACCGTACCAAGGAAGTTTACGCCCACACGGATATGCTGTTAGTCAGCCACCATCCTGACAATACTAAATCTCGTGGACAGTACATGCCGCTGCTGGAACTGGCTGTGGCAGAAGACCCACGTTGCCCACGTAACGCGTTTTATCATGCCCGTGAGCTGACCTTCTACTACCGCTGGCAAGAAGCCATTGCAGCCCTTGATAAATATCTGAACATGCCTGAGGCCACTTGGCAGAACGAGCGTTCCTACGCTATGCGCCTCATGGCTAAATCACACGACGAACTGGGGCATACAGAAGAAGCTCTGAAGTGGGCACGCCTTGCTGTTGCCGAAGCCCCCGGAACACGTGAGCCATGGGTTGAATTGTCTCTGATGTGCTACCGCAGATCGATGTGGGCTGAGTCTTACGCTGCTGCTTTGTCTGCACTGAACATCAAAAACAAAGAGTTGGTGTATACGATGGACCCATCAGTATGGACTGAGAAACCATATGACCTTGCCAGCATCGCTGCATGGAACCTTGGACTGAAAGATTCTGCTATCGAGTTTTGCAAAAAAGCTCTAGAATTCAACCCTACGGACAGCAGGCTTGTAGCTAACCTTGCGTCTATGAATCCTACCGTGGAGTTGACATGATCGGACGACTGATTGCACTGCTGTTCTTAAGCCGTGAATATGCGCACAGAGCGCACTTACGTACAACAAGTTACGCCCAGCACATGGCGCTGGGTGATTTCTACGCCAGCATCGTGG